TCCAAATAAATGATCGCTGTCTTGCCGCTCAGAATCGTGACGTTGGCGCCAGTACCCTGGCTGATTGCAATCGATTGTCCGCCAGTCGTAGCGTTCTCGACCCACATCAAACGACTGATGGTGTTAGGCGCAATGGTCAGCGTGCGAGTCGCAGTTAACGTCGCTGATGAAGTGACCTTGAAATACATAGCGCGGGCTGGATCAGCAACACCATCGGCAACCGTGGTGGTCGAGTCAGCATCACTCGAAAAACCATCCTGAGTTGCGTAGCCCAGCGCAGCCGCAATGTTTGTTAAGTTAACATTTGTTTTGTCGCCCCAAGTCGCGGCAGCCTCGCCAGTGGTGATCAGCTCGAGGCGGAGGGAATTTGAGTAGGTAGATGCCATTTTTTAATCCTTACTGAGTGGTCCAGGTATTGTCCGCAGCACTCTCCGTGCGCCACTTGCGGCGGCCATTAGCACTAACATCAGAGCTAGCTTCAATAGTCGCAGCGCCGTAATAAACTTGTCCCGCGCTTGCTCTGAAAGAAGATACTGCCGCAGCAGTTGCAGCTCCGACCGCAACGAGTAGACCAGCCGCTTGAGAGTTCGATTGAGCCGCAACAGTAGCGGACGATCCACGAACCCGAAGTCCAGCAGCAGCGAATCCGCTGCTTGCCGAGATAGTCGCCGAGCCGACCTTAAGAACGCCTGCACTCGCGGAAAACGAGCTTGTGGCTGATGTTGATGCGGCGCCATTTTGGATGAGTTCGCCCCATCTTCCTGCGCCCCAAGTGCCATAACCAAATCCTCCTGGGTCACTCATTAGTTAAGCGCGATATCCAAATCGCCAGTCGGGATACGAAATACGTCCCCGGTCGAAATTGTTTTGTTGGTGTCTAGCGCTGCGAATGCCAGCATGTTGCCGCTGCTACTTGCGTCTAAGACTGCTACCGCAACCACGGTTCCATAATCGGCTGTGGCGGTTGGCCACTCGATGGCGGATGCGTTCGTTGTATCGCTAGCGGTTGTTGTCAAGCTCGCTGACTGCCGCACGTAGCCGCCGCCCGTGACCTCTGTGCCTGTAGTCGAGTCCGTGGGCGCTACAGTGTAAAGCGCAACGTAAACCGTCGAGGGTGACGTGTACGCGGTATTGCTAAAGGTGTGCGCCAGCAGTTTGTTTTCTAAATAATCTGTAAAGGCCATTTTTAGATCCTATTGAAGTGCGCGCGTGCGCATTTGAACGGACGTTTGCCCGCGTGTTCGTTGATCACTGACGTGCATGTCTTCTACTTTCTTTTGGTACAAACTGCCCCAAACGCCGATGCGCTCGTCATCGCGCAGATAGGGAGCCGATTGCAACAGGGCGCCATACAGGTAGATGTCGGGTGAGAGAGACAAAAGCCAGTTGGTGGTATTACTGTCGCTAAGTACCGGCACCTTCGCGTAGTAAACGAGCTCTGCGGTGTAGCCGGTGCTGGTGTTGTCGGGCGCTGGGAAGACTTCAATCTCAGTTCCAACATGAGTATAAAATCTTGGTCGGCCTGTCGCGCTTGAGCTGGCTCGCAGGCTGTTGAGGTACTCGTTTGTGACGTAAGTCAGCGGCTCGACCGGATCAGTTTCCAAAATCAATTGCACGCTCTGCATCCAGTCGGCAGGCGTAGCACTGAAACGCGAATCGATCGTCGCTCGACTTCTTTTAATCATGTAGCGGTGCCGGATGCTGCGCTGAAATTCTGCTTCCGCCAGGCTGATAAAATCTGGAATTGCTGAGGTCAAGTCATCGCGATTAAGCCAATCCGCAATGCTTGATTTTAATTCTGCGTAGGTAGTTAAGGCCACTAAACAGTGCCTCCCCTAGTCCTAAAGTATTTGTTGTCGCCGTCATTCAGCCAGCGCTTAAAACGAGCAGGGTCATCAGCGATGCCCTGCTGTTTCAAATCGTGGTAGACAGACATGGGGATACTCGCAACCTTAGACCACTCACCATATCGCTGGTGCTTGTCCACGGCGTTAGCCGCCCGCTTGTTTGCTTCAATAATGGCTGTCACGTCTTGCGAAGTTGCAATGACGATCGAGTCATCTTTTAAGCTGTCGCCGGTCTCGTAGATAAAATCAGTTTTTATCTTTGCTTCCCGGTCAAACGATAGATTACGAATATCTTCCATTGGTCAGTCCTTATGACGTGCTTAGGTCTCTAATAACGCCCAAACCGGCTTCGTTATTCACCTGGAGGCCGTACTCAGCAAGCAACATGTACTTGGTCGCATCGCCCGTCTTCGCAAGTTCTTCACTCTGAATCGGACGAAGCGTTGCCATCTCAACCATGTCTGGATCGATGACGTAAGCGTCACGGTCTCTGCTGAAACGATTCGGGACCACCGAGATGGAACCGAAGTCACTCACATAAACGTCAGCGGCACCAATGATCGTAGTAGGACCATCAGGAGCCTGGTAACGCTGTGCTGCAATACCGGCGAAGCCAGAAACAACAGTCTTAACGTGAGGGCCGACCATCAAGAATTTAGGATCACCTCCATTCGTGTACATTGATTGAACAACGCCCTTCAACATCGGCTCAGTGAAAGCTCGCTGAGTTCCGTTAGTTGGGCCTGCGTTTACCACACCGCCTGACAAAGTTGGATCAGCACCGCCTGCTCCATTGTCAGTGTTAGAGGTTAACCAGGAAGTTAAAGGAGCAGTTTTACGCGCGACGGTCGCGCTGCCACCGTTAGCCGCGTGATGCAAACCGCAAAGGTTGTGCTCCATGTCCCGCTTCAGCTCATCGCCCTTTTTGGCGAGTTGGTAAGCAATAGAAGATCTACGCCCAGCCAAATCGATCGCGCCACCCAGGTTATCGGCAATGATAAAATCTTTGCGCGAGATCTGCGTGTAGTTGCCCAAACGAATCGTAGGCGTAATTGCTGCAAAGCTAGACAGGTCATCGCCATCGAGCTGGTGGTTGGCTGCGGGTGCTGCGAGAGAGTCCGTCTGCCACTCGAAGAAGGTATTCTTTACCGTCTTCTTCTTGGTCATGTTCGAAATGAACGGAGTGGTCTGAGGACTAATATTAAAAATAATATTAGACAGGTCTTCTCGAATGCCTTTGGCGGCGTATCGAGTAAAAGTGTTTGTTACGATAGTCATGGTAATGCCTTAAATAAGAGATTCTAGTAAGCCGGCTGCATCATCCAGACGGCCGCTTTTTGCAAGACGTTGACGAGCGCTTTTCATTTTCTTTGAACTAGGCTTCACTTGGCCTTGCTGAGAACCAGGCTTAACAGTTGCAGATCGGTTGCCCTTTTTGGCAGCCTTCTTGATCCGACTCTGGCCCTTGTCGTACAGCATTGCTTTACGAAGTACCTTAATGTGATTGGCGCGAACAAGTGATTGAAGCTCTTCTTCTGCAACGCCGTTATCTATTAGATAAGCGCGAAGCTCTTCTCGTTCTGTTGCTGCCCTTTGCTCATCCCTCCATTCGGGAATCACGTCTGGCAACTTGTGGACCTCTTCTGCGAGCACTTGCTGCATAGCTTGCGTTTGATACTGTTGGTTCGCTTGCGCTACCCGCTGCTGCTCCAACTGAATCGCCTCCGCGCGTTCCTGCTTGGCAAACTGTCGTTTATTCCACTCTCGCTCTAAGCGGGTTGCTTCAATCGGGTCTTCGTTATAAAGACGATCAAAATCAGGCGCCGGCTCATCACTGGTGTTCAATTGTATTTGCAGTGCGCTAAGGAGTTGCGCATATTGCTGTCGCTCGAGGAGTACCGCATCTCGGTCTTGCTCAAAACTATTTCGTTCTGCCGAGAGTGCTTGACTCTTCTTTGTGTAGTCTGCTTGACGTGAGTAGCCGTTTTTAAGTTCGTCTAGCTGAACCTCAACTTCTTCTCCGTTAACCTTAACGGTAAAAGTATCGGCTGCTGGCTCTTCCTCATCTGACTCGTATTCATCATCATCCAGATCGGCATCGTCTTCTTCTGAGTCGAGTTCCTCATCGGAATCCTCATACTCATCTTCTAACTCAACCTCGCCCTCATCGGACTCATCAACGCCTTCTTCGATCTCTTCTGACTTATCCTCATCGGAGGTCAGCATATCCAAGATTGCGTCTTGCGCTTGAAAAAGCCCACTTGTGGGATTTTCCGCATCATACATTTTATCACTCATAAACTTGTGCTCCTATTTTTTTCGAAAGCGATCGAGTCGGCACTAGCACGCATGCTGTTTACCAGTTGGTCCATCGCTTCCAATTTTGCGTGAAGTCTTTCCCGAGCCTCGGGCTTTCGTTCACGCTGCCACGCTTCAAAAATTTCGTACTTCACCCGATCACACATTTCCTGAAAATCTGGTTCAGAAAACATTCGCTGGATGTTCTCAAGATACTGGTGCTCCGTTTTGGCCATTGCTCACGCTCGTTAGTTGTCGGATTGCTTCCCGATCCCGATCAGAACCGGCTCTGATTGCTGCTGTATCGACTTGCGCGCCGAACCTGGCCGCGATCTCTGCTGCCCGCAAGGCGATGTCTGCCTCGTCTTTATCGCGGCGCCGATCGTCTTCGCGCATCATCTTTTCACGCTCAAGCTCTAGCTCCGCTTGCTTCTTCTGTATATCAGCCTGGATCGATTGCATCTGGACTTGGATGAGCGCAGCGTTTGGATCTGGCTGCTCTGGCTTTTCTTGTGGCTGATATTTAGAGGGGTCAGTGAAGAAACGATTGATATCCTTAAAGCCTGCTAGCTCAAGCATCTGAGTCATGGTTGCGTAATAGTTTTGCGCGTTAACGATCGGATTGTCCGGGCCGAGCTGCTGCAACAACTGCTCTTGCTTCTGCGCGATTTGCTGAAGCATCATCAGGCGCTCTTGGTCGCCGCCTTTGCCCAGGCTGACGTTGGCAACAACATCCATATTTGCGTTCCAAACGTCGGGCGCCATCTGCACAAATTCATTGCGCAGTCGAATCATCCGCGGACGATCTTGGTGCGCGACGATCAGCTTTAAGATGCCCCTAAAAAGTCGCGACATGCCGTTCTCAGCAAACAGCCTGGCGATCATTTCTGTTCGTTGCTGCGCTGCCTGGATCGTTTGATTAACAGCCATCAATGTCGAGCTTTGCAAAGCTTCGGGCGCTAAGCCGTCTGCTGCGCGGCTTATGCCCGTTCTGTTCTCTCGCATCTCATCGAGATAACCCATCATCGGAAATGCGTCTCCCCCAACGTAAGGCAAGTTGAATGGGATAACAGCACCGGGCTGTCGCATACGAATAATGCCACCAGCCTCTACGTTCATCACGTCTTCAAGGCTTGCCTGACCTTCTACAACACCCACCCGCGGGTGCGTAGACATTGCTAGGCTATCAAGTGATGCGCGCAGTACAGCCGACTTAATGCGCTGTATGTCCATCGTCAAGTCTGCAATCGACATTCCAAAGAATGCGTGGGGCTCTGGGTCCGGGCAGAAATGGCTGAAAGGAATATCGTCGCAAGGGTCGTTTCGAAGAATTTCATAAACGGGGCCGGCGCAACAAATCTTGCGAAGCTCACCAATGCCGTCGCCGTCCATGTCGATTCTCATGTACGCCTCTACATAGAGCACCCTTCTGCGGGTTGGGTCAGCGTAGTTGCGAGACTCCTGGCTTAACTGCCGCTCCCGCGCCTCTACGTTGAACAAATCGAAATCTTCATCCTCAGTTGCGAAGTCGATAATATCGTCAAACTCGTAACCCATCCCAACGAGCTCGCTGACGGTAGCGTAGCGGCGGTGCGCGATAAGATCCGCATCAGCAAAGGAGCGAGCGTGGCGACTGACAAGGATCTCTTCGGGAGGCACCGCCGCTACTTTTACTTTCCCGCTTGCGCGCCTGTGGGTCACGCTAACGGTGAAAAGTTGCTCTTGCTGGCCATCGGGCGAATCGAATGTATCGGTGCTCGCGGTTTCTAATGATGTGACATCAACGTTAGGGTCGCTGTTAAGTGCAGCGAGCGCTTGCTCGTCGAGTCCTGATAATTTATAGGTTTGTACTTCTTCACTCTCGTCCCAGTAGTATTTTAAAAAGCCACTGCCTTTGACGAGCGCGTCTTTGAATACCGCATACAAGATCTCGATATACGATTGGTCTTGGTCTTGATTCAAAATGTAATTGGCGTAGTCCGTCGCCTGGCTTGCGAGAGCCAAATCTTCTGGGCCTTGCGGGGCGTACTCGACAACGTGATCGCTCGCACAGAAGATGCGAACGAGTGACGGCAGCATGGCTTGTACGGTATCCCGCACGTCCATCGTCATTGCAGTTGATCGGCCTTCTTGCTCATTGCCGAATGGCTCGCCGTTGTAATATTCGGCGGCTTCCGCGCGTGCTGGGCTGATCGTGTTGTCGATAAAATCAACAGCGTCTTCGATAGACTCAGTAACGATAGATTGGATCTCGTCCTCACCAATCGATTCTTCACTAACGAATTCTTCAGTGACCTGCTCGTTGCTATATTCGCTCATATTGGGCTCATATCCAGTAATGCTTTAGTAAGCTCTTTTTCTTTCTTGCCCATCCTGTTGTAGCCGCTCTTCAGCAAGTCGATGATGTTGCTGCCTTGTGAAGCGTCTACAACCGGCGCCAACAAACCGCCAAGGGCTTGCATGCCCTGGTCGCTATATTGCTGACCGAGTTCCGTTCTGGGTTGGTAGTCGAAAAATTGCTCTGTGTTTTGCCGCTCGCGAGCGATGTCCTCTGCTGAGAAATCCACGCCTGGCACATAACGATCACCAAGGTATCTCGCGACAGCACCAGGTGCCGATAGGATTGGTGCGACCATGCCTGATGCAGCGTTAGCCGCTGCGTCTGCTATGCCAGCGATTTTATCAACGCCGCCTTCGACTTGGCCTGCGCCTAATAAGCCGGCGCCGGTTGCAGCGGTAGCTGCGAGCGCTGCGGGGTTTGCGGCGCCTCTTTGTTTCTTGCCCTGCTCTTTTTGATACTTGTAAACGCTGTCTGCCCATTGGTCATCAAAGACCTCGTAGAGCTTTGGGTTCATAACAAGCGATCCGGTCTTTTGCGATTCAGTGAATAGCTCACCAGCTTTGTTGGTTCTTTGATCTAAATCGGCAAACGTCTTGGGGAACATAACGCGGGCAGGCACGCTCTGATCGAGTCCGCCAATGTAATTGCCTGGGATAACTGTGTCGTAAGACTGGTGCGGAGATCCGCTAATAAGACTTGCTTCAGGCTGTGCATCGAACATGCTAAACCCTGAACTGCCGATCGGTAAGTCAGCTATTTCTGGTTGTAAAATTTCAGAATACACATCTTCTTTAATAGGGAAGCCAACGTCACGATGCCGAGCTTTTGACATTTCTTCGACAAACGCAGACCTTAGCTTGCCTGCGCCTTTTTGCGGATAGTCACCGCGGCCCATTATTTGATCCATCGCGCCAGGGTGATTCAGGCCAACCCAATTTGGGCGCAATTTTTTGAGCTCATCGTCGAACGCTTTTATATCGCTTTTCTTAATCGGCAACGCAAGAGCTTGCTGCAACATAGTTTCCGCAGGCGGCGTGCTAAAGGCCACAGAATCTCTACCCATTGCATTAAAAATCCCAACTGGCTGCATACCGGTCTCGTCGGCAGCGAGCTGAAAATTGTTTTGCTTTTTCTTTGCTGCATCTTGCATTGATGCCCAGCCAAAACCTCGCGGCTTGTAACGCAAACCAAAGTTGCTACCGCCCTCAACGCCTACTGGCGAATCTAAATTTAGGCCGCCAATAGTTTCTAATATCTTGCCAGTAACGCTTGTATCGCCGGCAACTGGGACACCCACCTTGCCGACCAAGTCAGCAATATCAAGGATATTGCGCTCGCCGATATCGATAGATTGCGTTTGGTTTTCTACGTCAGCTCGCAACTTTTCTCGAAAGCGGAATGCTTTATTGTCGCGCATCGCTTTGTCGTACTTGGTCATTGCCGACTTGACGGCGCTAGGGTTCTGCGCGCTCTGCGGCTTGAGCATGCCAATACGAATTAGGTTAGCCGGCGTTGTAAGAAACCCAGCTTCAGCTTCTTCAGTTTGCGACAGCATCGCTGCCGCGACTGGTATGGTGACGCCGTACTTTTTTGAGATTTCAATTATGTTTGGATTTAAAACAACATAATTAGACGATTGTTTGTCTTTTGATTTATGTCGAGTGTTAGCGTCGGCATACTTAATGCCTTTTACTCCAGCCTGCTCCAAAACCAAAGCAGCTTCTTCAGGACCATCCTCTTCTAGCCACCTAAGTAAATCACCGCCGGTAGGATTATCTCCTCTAGCACCAGCGCGGTCATAGGCACCCTCTTCGGCGTATTCCCACCAATCTGTTTGTTGCAATTTGTCCAGCACCGCTGAGGGCTGCTCATCAAGCAAGGCATCCCAATCTAAAAGCTCATCGGGTTTTGCTTTAATGTTGACTTCGTACATGCGGCCTTTTGACGCTCTTGCGCCTTTGTTTGCCCTTATCCCTTCTAGATAAATGTCTTCAGCCTTGTACCCTGTGCTATCAAAAACACCCATTCCCTCAACGTCTGCTGGCACCAAATTATCGTTTACTACTGACTTGGCCGTCATCCTCACGTTGTCAGGGGCTAATCTCGGGAATTTATTTTTTATAGCTGTTTCTATTTCGCTGACATGCTTACCATACGGGAGCTTAACGCCATCATCTCTGGTTATGATGTTTCCCTTTAGCTGGTCTCGATAACCTTTAGCAACGTTCTCATTTTCAGCAAAGTACAAACCACGGCCATAAGCCTGAGCACCTTCTCCGGTGCCGATAGCGTCCGTACTAAAACGATCAAAGTCATGGGGAGATCCATGAAACGCTCGAATACCTGGCGATAGCAGCCCAGCATTTGTTGCATTAGCTTTTACGCCAGCCTTAGCGGCACTGGAAAGCAGTCCTGCCATCTACTTCGATGGCTTCTTAGCTGGCTTGGCTTTTTTCTTTGGCGTCATCATTGCTTCGATTGCCGAAGCCGCGTCTCGATGACCCTGGGGACCGTTTTTGTAAGGCTGCATATGCACCACGCAAATTTTGGGGTATATCTATTTTTACCCGCCAAAACTTGATGCATAACCCCTAGACCATCGATAGATTCCGTCTGATCGGCTTATTCCAATTGGAAGACATCGCGCCCCCATGAATGACCGTCGCGGCCTCCACGGCAAAAGTCAGGCAAACAGCATCCGCCCGGTCAGGGCTCGCCAGACCTCGCTTGCTCATCTCAGCCTTGCTTTCGATTTGCAGCTTGCCTGAGCTGGTGAATTTGTACTTGATGGCGACCAGCTCAGCCAGCAAGTTGTCATCCATCGGCAGACTCACGTCCCGGGCTTCTAACCAGGCCTTGAGCTTGTACCACAGCTCCGCTCGCAGGTTTAAGTAGGTTCCCCGGAGCGATGGGCTCTCAGCGGTATTAACGCCCACAGCGGGCAATTGCAGCTCTCTCAGACGATCACATACCCCACCACCCACGCCGATCGAGTCCACGCATATCGTTGCGGGCTGCTGCCGGGGCAGACAGCTCTCAAACTCACTCACCACCGCCCCCGTTAATTGCATCAGGTCCAGCCCTCGCCAAGTCTGCATCGCGAGAATTTTTCTACCTTGCCGCTTACACAACACGCTAGCCGCACTACCGAACCGTGCCACGTCCAATCCCCAGATAATCGGCTCATCCTCTGTCACTTCAACGTCGCGCCTCTGGGCGCTCTCAACGAGCTCTAAGGGAATAACGGTGTCATCATCTCTTGCCGGGAAGTCGCCCAGGACACGAACCCGATAGGCGTTGCTCTCTTCCCCGTACCGCACCTTCATCTCGTCAACGTATTCTGTCGAGACTAAATTGGAATCAACGCAGCTCACCTTCCGGGTCCACCATTCCGCAGCCTGACGATGATGCGTGTCAAAGAAAAAGCCGCTTGATCGAGTTGGGTTGCCCAGCAAGATGGTACAGGCGTGGGCTCCGCTCATAGAGCCCGCGGCAGCCTCAAATACCGCCTCTGGGATGCCAGACGCCTCATCGCAGATCAACAGCACATTATCTGAGTGAACGCCCTGGAGCGCCTCTGGCGTCTCTGCGCGGCTCGTTCGACAACTGATAAAGGCCTCAGAGGGCGCCGCTTTGTGGCTTACCCGATCGGATTTGATATCAAGGATTTCTTTTAGGGCGAGCGGTAGCTCGTTAATCCAGCGCTTAACTTCGGCGAACAGCGCGTCGAATAGCTGCGCCGATGTCGGCGCCGTTACAACAATCTTGACGGGGTATCGGGTGATCAGATACCAGAGCATCACCCAGCTTGCTGCGGTCGATTTACCCACCCCATGACCGGACCTGATGCTGACTTTTCGCTCGCCATCGCACACGGCTCGCAGCATTTCAGCCTGCCAGTCTTGCGGCTTAACTTTTAGAACGTGCTCTACAAACGCGACCGGATCATTCCGGTAGCGCAGCAGAAATTCTTTGTACGGGTTTTCCTCTGCCATCTAATGCTCGCTTAACTGCCATGTGGGAAGTTGGCAAATGATAGCGAGCAGAAACATGGTGCGCTATTTCGCGATAGCTGCGACCGGCACCGCGCAGGATCTGCATCATCGCGATAGCTGCGGCCCGCTCCGGTAGCGGCTCAACGCGGGCTTCGCGACCCTCGCCGAT